TGTCCAGAAGCACTGGCCTGAACTGTAGATGGGGTCACACTGAACGAAGACTGTCCTGCCTCCTGGTTCACCGTCACCGTCACATAATTGTCAATATCATCCTGATCATAAAACTTGACTGTGGTAGTCCTGGATGTTGGATTGTTGTTCGCGGCCGTGGTGATGTCTACAGATGCATTGGTCAGGTTGCTCACCGTCACCCAATCCACCCCTGAAGGGATGTCATAACTGAGTCCGGCTGCCGGTACGCCAGTGAAGGTGAAGGTGTTGGTACTTCCCGTTCCGCCATACTGGAAGGACGTAGGACTCACTGCAAAGGTGTCCGTGCTGGCCGCCTGGGTAGTTGTAACTGTAACCCATCCACCTGCCGTGTCGGACACGTTGATGAAACCAGTTCTGGTGGATGTAACAGTATTTGGAGTATATGTCACATTGTACCTCCTTGAAGAACTTGAAGGATAGTCCAATAAAATGACAGACAGTCCGTCACCTTCATAGTTCATACTGAATGACCCCTGGATATCGCTGATAGTAAGAACCTGTGTTCCACCGGATGCCGGGAAGGTGAATGAACTTGGCGATACCGCCACTGTGTGAACTGCATCCTGTTCCAACGCCAGGTCTGCCCTGGATATTCCATTGGTCACATAGACGGTTCCCGTTCTCTGGTATTGACTTGTGTTGGCTCTAACAGTGATGGTCAGTGTCATAGTTCCTCCAGATACATAAGAAGTGATGGACGCCCATTCCGGTACATTGGACCAGGTAGGAGTAGTTCCACCGGTCCAGGTGACCTTCGTGGTCTTGATCTCGCCGTTCTTGTTGAACACCAGGTAGTTTGGATAGACCGTCACATTGGATACAGCACCAGCCTGGGTCACCCCCACTGTCACCGTACTGTTACTGTCAGTCAGGGTGATGGTGGCATTCCTCGTAGTTGTCGCGGTGTTCGCAGTCGCGGTGAAGGTGTATGTTCTCACACCCGAACTGGTTGATTGAGTCCTGGACAACCATCCAGTTCCTCCTGTTACGCTGATACTCAAAGTCCCAGTATAGTTGGACACCCTCAACTGCTTCGTTCCTCCGTTGCTGGTGAAACTCAACGCAGTAGGATCCACCGTCATCACCGGAGTACTCGTCCTCTTGAAGAAGGTGATACTGATTTCATTGTTGTTCCTGTCACAAAAACTTCCGCTATGTAAAGTGATATCTGCCATTATCTTATCAAATTGTTCTTTCTATTCTGATTGTTAAGTACACCCACCAGTTCGGTACCGCTGATGTGGAACTCCACCTGTCCACCTGTAGCACCACCATTGGCGAGCTTGAAGAGTCTGGCCTGCTGGGCCTTGTTAAGTATCATCTCACCGCTATTGACCTGGGCTGTCACCCTGTCACCAGTGAAGGATGAACCTCCCACTATACCGCCGTTGGCGAACTTACCTCCACTCTTTGCGGCACTCAATGCGGTTGCGACTGCGGCTCCAACTGCGGCGACAGCTGCGATTGCCTCTATCCAGTGCTTGGCGGTAGAAACCGCTTTCTCTGTGGCTTCCACCCCTGATAGGGTCGCTATCGCTGTTATCAATGATCCAAGCGCCGGAAGTGAAGTACTCACCATCTTCAGTATTGAAGCGGCTGTCACCTTCGTTCCCTCCTGGAAGGTCTCCGCCAGGTTGCTCACTATGGTGCTCGTATCCGCCATCGCAGAATTGAACTCCTTCCATCCGTCAGTGGTCTTACTTGTGACTTTGAATCCGAACTTCTCCTCAAGGTCATCCAGTTCCAACTGGAGTTTCTTCAGTTCATCTATCTTCTTCTTGATCTCCTCGTCGCTCAAGTTGACGCCCTCTTTAAGTCCCGCAGTGACGTCTTCAATCCTATTTTCAAGGCCCGCTTTCTTGAAACCGTAAGAACCTTCAAGATAATTCTTTTCAGTCTTTTCGGGTTTTGTCTTCGGTGTCTTGTTACCCTGTAATATAGACTTGGTGGTCTCAAACCCTAATTTGGCGTTCATCAAAGTCCACCTCTTCTCCATATTCTCTGCGAACTTGTCAAAGATTTTTCTTTCCTCATCTGTAAGACTGTTGACAAAATCTTCCCAGTTATCTTCCCAGTCATTCATCTTCTGAAGGATGTCATTCGTTTCAGGAGCTCCAAGATCAAGATTCCTTATTTCTTCAGTCAACCTTTCAATTTGAGCGTCTAACCAAGGTTCCGTTCCTTCCTTGAGTGGTTTCTTACCCCTCATAACAGCAAGAGTATTCTCTATTGCCGCCATCTTTCCTAATATTTCATCCCTGACTGTCTGGTCAAGAGCGGATTCAAACTCCTCTTGTAATTTTTTAAGTTCATTATTAAGGTATCCGGCTGTTCCCTCTGGGTATTTCTTCTCAGAACCACCTCCGCCGCCTTCTATCCTCTTCCTCAACCTCTCGATCATAGCCCTGGTGGCCTGGCTCTCGGCATCGACCTGGGCCAATCCCATATCGTTCAGGTACAGAAGGATGTACTTGGAAATCTGCTCGAATCCTTCTGTTGAACCTCTCATATTGTGGAGTGCCTGGGCGAGCTGATATTTGGTGGAGTTGATGGTGGCGGTTGCCTCCAATTGTTCCTTTTTAAGAGCTTCAAGATACTCTTTTACATCCTTGTATCCCTTCGCCTTCGCCTCTGCCTCTACGGCTTTCGCTCCGGATGGTGTACCGAGTCTTTCTGCAACCCTGTCATAAGCGCCTCCGTGACCGAATATACCAGTTCTGGCATTTGTAGGATTGACTGACCCGAAGTAGGTGTCGAACATATACTGACCCTTGGACTCGTCGAACTGCAAGAGATCCTTCAACATCTGCTGACCTTGTGTCTCCAACCAGTACTTGTTGATACCGGCGCTCACCAGACCGTTCTCCAGTCCCTCCTTGGCGGCCATCTTGTCGAACTGCGCCATCTGTCTCTTCAGGGTTATCTGACGTTCAAGTATGGCGGATGCCTCGTTCAAGGCATCCAACCTGTCAACCTCGCTCAAGGACACGTCCATAGCGGTGGCATACAGTCTGTCATACTCAACCTGTTGGAGTTTCAGTTCGTTCGTGATCGCAACGGAAGCCACGCCGGCGCTGTCTATAGCGTCATAGTACTCCCTGGCCTGGTCTGCTATTCCCTTGAAATCAAAGGACATAGAACCGTTCTTGAACAACTGGGATGTGAGCGACCTGTAAGTGGACTTCACCACCTCGGCCTCCCTGTTGAAAGCGTCCATAGCGTCAGTGTTCTGCTTGAAGGAATCCCTCAGTACCTTACCAGCAGCGGCGGCAGCACCTGCCAAAGTACCGAACTTGGTCAATGTACCAACATTGAGTCCAAGTCCCTTGGTGAAGGCGGAAACGGCGTCACCGGCATCCTGACACCCTTTCTTGAAATTCTTGACCTGTCCGCCGGCAGTCTTCAGGTCTGACGAGAAGGTACCGGTTTTCAGAAGTAATTGTACTACAAGATTATTTGCCATTGTTTAAATCATTATTATTCATTTTGTTCTCCCACGCCTTCATCTCCCTCATCAAGGCTTCCCTTTCTTCCTTTGTGTCTTCAATCTTCTCATTATCCGCATTCTCCCATGGGAAGGTCATCAAGTCCTTGATCTCCATCTTCTTGGTACTCTGGCACTGGGCAGTCACATATGCCTGTAACCTGGCCTGTTCCCAGGATTCTTTACTCTTCATCCAGATGTTCTCCACCAACGCCTCTATCTCATATATATGCATCCTGTCAAGGACATAACCGGGGTCAATACTGCACTGCAACACCAGGATGGAGTAGATCTCCTTTATACTTAACTTCTTGCCTTCCTGGTCACTTTTTTTTTACCTGACAGACTTTCCCTTCTCTTCATCTCATCAGCCATAAACTTGTTGAACTCGTCCATCACTTCAGGGTAGGAATCACACCAGTCGATGAAGGCGTTGAAGTCAAGGGCGGGATTGTCAGGATTGGACACAAGACAGGCATAAGCGAAAATGTATGAGTCTAAAAGGGTTTTTACCTCAAAAGGTTTGTCCGCGATCTCCTCGAAAACGAACATAGAACGGAGCGAGTACTTGAACTCGTATGATTTGTCATTGATTGTAATCATAACTTTCTATCTTTAATTGTTTACTACCTATATTTATGGGTATGAAAAAGGATGGCCTTTCCAGGTCATCCTCAATCTGTTGTCCGTGTTGTCTGTTAGGAAGCCACTGAAAGAGCACCCTTACCAGTGAAAGTGACGCTGAAGGAAGCATTGTCATCAACCGGGGCGTTGACATCCAGTGAACTGATGATAGCCTTACCTTCAAGGACAGTACCAGTAGCAGGAACAGCCCAACCGCCGTCAGGAACACCTGTTGAACTGTCAGCCGCCACACCGAACTTCAAATCCAGGACAGTACCGGCGCTGTAGTAACCGAAGATGTCACCGAAAGTAACACCCTCTGCGGTGTTGGCATAGAAGTTCTCGCTGGTGATAGTCCAGGTCAAGGTGTCGATGTCCTGGTCGTCCCACTTACCGGAACCGGCGTCTGCCAGATCCTTATGTGAAACTGAAATCTGGCTTGCAGATGTTGAAAGAGTGTGGTTGGTAGCGAAACCGATGCTCTTGTAAGTACCAGAACCGGCCTTCACCCAAACCATCAACTTTTTACCTTTAACGATATTACCCATAGTATACTATTTTTTGATTATTATATTGATTTCTTTGACATAAGCGTTCTCGAGATAGTCCTCGGATATCTCACTTATATTTATGTCCAGAACCTCTTCCAGTTCCAGGAGTTTGTCCACCGCCTCGCTGCATAAGTCGCACACTGTGTCATACTTATCACTCACCACGTTGACCTGGATGTTGAAGATCCAGTCATAGATTCCGTCCTTGGTGTTCTCGGGTCTGGACTGGGTTGTCCTGTATATGATGAAAGGGAACTTGGTGGTGTTCTCCGCCACCAAAGGGTAGGTGGAACACACACTGTTCAGTTTAGGATATATTAGTTTACCGATGTTTATCATTTCTTATTCCAGGCTTTCATTATACTTTCTCTTATGTTCTCGTCCAGATTGTCCACAGCTTCCTTACCCCTCTGATTCACCGCGTTCCTGAAGAACCACTTGGGCTCAATTGAACCCCTGTCCCATCCTTTCCTCGTCCTTCTGATAGTAGTACCTTTTTCAAACCACTTCAACCTGAACTCACCCATTATGTGAACCTTACCATAGGAGTCCTCCGTGTCACCCATATAGACGCTACTCTTCACTCCCTGGAGCATAGACTTGTACTTCTTACCGTTCTTGCCTATGTATGGCTTGTTCACGTGCTTGATACCAGAACCCCTCAAGTTGACCTTTGTCTGTTTAAGGATCGGTTCAAGACTCTTCTTCATACCTTTTCTATATGCAGAATTCATCTGCTTGAAGGACAGGTTGGCAAGCGCCTTGATGACCTCCCTGTCGTCCACCCTGATGTCTCCGTTAGTCATTACACAATTCACAGACAATCCGGGTACTCTGATTGTGCTTATCTTGTTCTATACAGAGTATCCTGTACATACCGTCATCCCACTTGATCCTGTACAACTCATCAAACTTCAACCCACGGCGGATTTCAAAGATGACGTGATGGGAATAGAAAATATCGCCATTTTGATTTTCTCTATCTCCTCCTGTATAAGACACCCTTGCTCTGCACTTGTGATCCAGAACATAGGTGTTGTCCTCACTACCAGTCTCGGTCTTCACCTTCTCCAACTTGTAGAAGTAGATTATTTCAGAAAGTCTTCCGGCCTGCATATCATTAAGCTTTGTTGATATAGTTCCTGGCTAAATCCAGGAGGTATTCATAGGCGTGAGGAACAGGATGAGCCTGACCATAACTCACTGACTCCCTGTTGGCGTAAAGTGTTCCTATCAAGAGTAACATCGCCTGGGTGACACAGGAAGGGAGCATCCCTGAACAATCCTCTATGTCCTTCAAAGAGTACAGATTCAGGTCTCTGCGCACTGCGTCCTCGGCCACGGTCTCCAGGTCCGCTAAAAGCAGGTTGTCGTCATCATGGTCGATGATAAGGTGTCTCTTGATGGTGTCTAAATCTATGTACATCTTAAAAAGTTTTAGTTATATAATTAGGGGTGGGGCGAATTCCCCACCCCCAGGAAAAGAAGAAAGTTAGTGATTAAGCGATCTTGTAAGCCTTGATAGCACCGCCCCTGCGGACCTTTGCATCAAAAAACGCGTTGATCACGAGCCTGATCGCATTCTTGGTGGCGAGGGTGTAAGGATCAACGACGATATCGATTGAACCCCACTGGGCGACTACCAATTCCTTGAAATCACCAAAAGCATAACCGCCGGCGACAACATTAGAAGAAGCGCTCACCGGGTAACCGTCAACCTCGTTTCCCTGCATCAGGAGTCTCAAGTCTGACTTCTCACCACTGATGGTGGTCTGCTTGAAGGAGCTCTTTGCGGAAGGACTCATCACGAACCTCTTGTCACCAAGATAGTCGGTGAGGTCGGCCTCGGCGTTACATACGCCAGCATAAGAAGGAGCAGCAACCTCTGCATTGTGGAATACACCTTCAGGCTTGGTGTTGTCGCCAGCAGCGTCACCGAAGACGGTCTGCTCGAGCTTGGCGATAAGGGCGTTCACGATGTCCCTACGGAGCATCTCTTCAGCACCAACACTATCCTG